TACAAGGACGGCAAGTTCGTCACCGTCTCCGACGCGGACCTCAAGGGGAAGTGGTCGGTGGTCTTCTTCTACCCGGCCGACTTCACCTTCGTGTGCCCGACCGAGCTCGAGGACCTGGCCGACAACTACGCCGAGTTCCAGAAGCTGGGCGTCGAGATCTACTCGGTCTCCACCGACACCCACTTCTCGCACAAGGCCTGGGCCGACACCTCGCCGGCGATCGGCAAGATCAAGTACACGATGGTCGGTGACCCGGCCGGCGTGGTGACCAACAACTTCGGCGTGATGCGCGCGGGCCAGGGCCTGGCGGCCCATCAGGATCGAGCGCGAGGCGGCGACGTTCTGGCCGGCGCCGTAGTCGTTGAAGCGGACCACGATGCTGTGGCTGTGCAGGACCACGTCGTTATACATGCCCAGCGAGCCCTTGAAGATCGGGCTGGACAGGCCGACGGAGCCGGCGGCCGCCTTCTGGATGTCCAGCCACTGGCCGGTGCTGGTGTTGGTGCGCAGGTTGTAGGCGTCGTACTCGCTCATCAGCAGCACGTAGCGCTGCTGGCCCTCGAACATCATCGGGCGGATGCGCGGGATCTGACGGCTGCCGCCGCCCATGGTCTTGGCCTTGGTCACGGCCTTGTCGATCGTGGCCAGCGTCATCTTGTCGCCGGCGACCATCGACGCCTTGGAGGTGGCGGCGCCCGAGTACATCAGGTGCAGCGCATCCGGGGCGGTGAACGGGTTGCCGGCGTAGCCGTTGTAGCCCACGTCCTCGATGAAGTCCTCGTTGATGCCGCGGGCACCGGCGAGGTACATGGAGGTCTCTTCGTCGTTCCAGCGGCCCCACCACTCGGACATGCGGGCACGGGCGACCTCGCGCAGATCGTGCAGCACGCGCTTGCGGGTCATGCGGCCACCGGCCGAGACGCCGCAACGGAGCTGATCGATCATCACCTTGTGGGTGGCGAACTTGAGCTGCGCCATCTTGCCGGCCAGGCGCTCGTCGCCGTAGGTCGGCTTGTTGTTCAGGGCCAGCGACAGGTCATAGCTGATCGTGTCGCCCGCGTCCTTGGACAGGTCCAGCAGGACCTGGACCGGCGCCTGGGTGTTCTCGCCCTTGCCGGAAAAGTGGGAGTCGAAATAGCCCTCGCGGCTGGAATCGACGAAGAGGTTGGCCGAAAAGCGCTTGACGGCCTTCGGGTCATTGATACCGATGACGGTCTGGGACATGGTGCGGTCTCCTAGGGTTCAGGGGGTCGGCACCTATGCGCCTTGGGACACCCGCGTATGCGGGCGAACAGCGATCACCCGCCCGACGGCAACCGGGGGCGGGGCAAAAACGGGGAAGCGGACGCGGCGGGAGCCTCGGCCTGCGCCGGGCGTGAAACCGGGCTGACGTCACCCTTGCGGATGTCGCCCTCGGTCTCGATGCACAGCCGCGCGCGGGCACCGGACTTGGCCTCCACGGTGATGCGGCTGCCGGCGAAGCTCACGCTATCGCCGGGGCGCAGGTCGAAGTAGCGCTTGCGCATGTCAGCTCAGGGCGCGCGGGTTGTCAGCCAGCCCGCCCGGCGCGTTGGCCAGGTAGGCGGCGCGGTCGGCATCGGACATGCGCGCCAGCGTGTCCTCCAACTGATCGATCGGCAGGTGGTCCAGGCTCGCGCCCGGGGCACTGTCATTGCTGCCGGCCGCGGGGATGTCGCGCAGCGAGCGGGCACCCGGGTCCTGCGCTGCCAGGCGTTCATGGGTGGCATTGCGCACCGCGTTGTCCTTGGCCACCGGGGCCACGCCGGTGACGCGGGTGCGCGCTTCCACCAGCAGGTCCGGGTAGGTGATCGCGCCCTGCTTCTCGGCAAACACCACGTCCACGGCGGCCTTGAACGCGGCGGCCTTGATCGGGTCGGCCACCAGCGCGGCATTGCCGGCGTCGGCGAAGAATGCAGTCTGCGCGCTGTCCCACGCCGCCTCGGCGTCTTGCGCGGCCTGGGCCTCGGCGCGCTGGCGCGCTTCGGCGTTCGCGCGCTCGACCTCGGCACGTGCATCGGCCTGGGCCTGCTCACGCAGGATGCGCCGCTCTTCGCTGCGGCGTTCGGCCTCGTCGATGTCGCCATCGTCAAAGCGCTGGTCCAACGCGGCCAGCTCGGCGTTGAAGTCGCGCGGCTGCGGCTCGGGGGTCGCCGGGGCGGCCGGGGCGGCCGGTTCGGCGGCACGCGCGGCGATCGCGTCGGCGGCGGCGGCCATGCGGCTGGCGGCCTCGACCAAGCGCGCCGAAGCGTCGTCGATCGGGGCGGCGGCAGCGGCCGGTTCCGGAGCCGGATCGGCGGCCGGCTGGGCGCTGGCGGCTTCGTCGGCCACGCTTGCGTCGAACGCGGCCACGGCGGCGGCCTCTTCCGGGGTGTAGTCCGGGGTCGGGTCGGTGTCGGGGGTGAGGGTCATTGCACTACTCCGGGTTGCACGGGTTGCGGGGGGGTGGCGGCGGCGCCGGCGAAGAGCTCGTCCGCGGCTTGCGCGATCGGCTCGGCGCCGGGGATCTGGGCGACGGTGGCCAGGGCCTTGCCCTTGGCGTCGATGACCTTGTTCTTGGCGGTGGCGCGGCGGTCCTCGGCGGTCGCCTCGTTCAGCGCGATCTTTGAGCGGCGTTCGGCGGCCTCCAGCTCGGCGGCGCGCTCGGCGGCGGCACGCTCGCGTTCGGCGGCCTCGAGATCCTCGGGCGACTGCGGGCTGGGCTGGGCACCGTTCATGGCCCGGATGCGGCGCACGAACTCGTCCTTGTTCGGGATGTCGGTCAGCTCCACCGCCAGGTCGATCATCTGCAACGCCAGCTCCGGCGGCAGCTTGCCGATGACCTCGAACAGCGATTCGGCCATCGCCATGCGCAGGGTTTCGCGGAAGTCCTGCTCGCCCACGACGAAGTCGCTCAGGGTGTTGAGGACGTCGTTGTCCCACGTCACCTGCCCGGTGACGGGGTCGAAGATCGGCTGGTTGATCGCCAGCCATTCCACGCCCTCGTTCTGGCCGAGGATGCGGATCTGGCGCGGCAGGCTCATGGCCCGTTTGGTGATTTCCAGCAGCTTGCCGCCCGAGCCCTGTTGGAATTCGCGGTAGTTATCGAACACCTCGGCGGTCGTGACCGCGCCCTGCTGCTGCTTGGCGAGGATGGCGCGACCGCTGATCGCGTTGGTGTTGTGTGCCAGGTTCTCGCGGGTGATGCCGCTGCCCTCGAACACCTGCTCCTTGGCCTCGGCCATGAAGTTGATGTGCGCGGCTGACACTTCCAGGCCGGTGTCGATCTTGATCTTGTTGAGGCCGCCCGGGGCCAGCCGCACCTCGCCGTTGGGGCGGGCGATCTCTTCCAGGCTGGTCTCTTCGTCCTCTTCGCTGAACGCATCTTCCTCGAACAGCACGCGGTTGACCGACGCGGAGAACAGCGCCTTGGCGCGGCGCTTGTTGTACTCGTCCTGCGGATCGCGCATGCCGCGCACGTAGCCGTAGGGCATGCCGTCGCGGTGGTGGCGGAAGCACCACACCGCGGAGAACGGGTACTTGTTGTGGCTGTACGGGCTTTCGGTGTGGTGCAGCAGGCCCAGCCCCGGCGCCCAGATGCACATGGCCATCTTGGTGGTCAGGCTGTCCACCAGGCTGATCTGGCCCTTGTCCAGCTTCTCGCGCAGCTCGGCGTTGTTGGGCTCGTACAGCGCGCCGTGCAGGTCCATCGTGTCGGCAATGACGGCGTGGATCTGCGGCGTGACCACGCGGCGCTGATACCAGGTTTCGATCAGGCGCACGCGGCGGCGCAGGTGGCGTTCGGTCAGCGCCATTCCGCTGCGGCTGCCGCGGCTGGCGTAGTGGCCGTGGGAGAAGGCGAACATGGCCGGCAGGCCGTCCAGCTCGTCCAGCAGCATGTACTCGTTGTCGACCGCGGCCACCGAGACGGCCTTGAGGTCAGCCGCGCGGGTGTGGAACTGCGCGATCGAGTCGTCCAGGTCCACGAACTTGGCGCGGTGGAAGTAGCGCGCGTCGCCAAAGTCCGGGTCGCGGCTGAACGGGTCCCACCACAGGTAGCGCCAGTCGGTGTAGGCGTAGCCCACCGGCTCTTGGCTACGGTCGCGGCGCAGGAACTCTTCGACGAAGCCGACGCCGGAAATGGTCGCGTCCTTGAACGCGCGCGAGCGCTGCCAGCCGGCGCCGTTGGCATCGCTCACGTACTTGATGAGCTGGCTCTGGGCCTTGGCGCCCTGGTCGTCCTCCGGGCCACGCGGCAGGATCTTCCAGTCGATGCGGGTGCGCCGCTCAGTGCCGGTCAGCCAGTCGATGGCCGGATGCACCAGGTTGTGCACCACCGGCGCCTGCCCGCGCTCTTCGTAGACCGCGCGGTCCTCGGCGCTGATCTGATCGTGGTCGTAGTAGTCGTGGTCCAGGAAGCGCTGCGCACGGTTCTCCACGTGCTTGTCGCGCGCCTCGATCCACCACTCATCGACCTGCCGCGACAGGTCCTGCATGGCCGGGGTCTGCAGCGGGTCCTGCTTGGCCACGGGCACAGCCTTGTCGGCGCCGTAGCGGCTATCCGGATCGTGCGCGTTCTCGCCCGGGCCCTGCGTGTAGGAGGCGGCCATGGGTCAGCCGTTCATCGCTTGGCCGTTGAACTTAAGGATCATGTCGTCCTCCGCGAGGGCTTGCAGCCACTGCGCCAGGGTGAAACCGGCGGGCGGCTTGGCGTGGGTGAGGTCGTCCGCGAAGTCGTAGATCGCATCGAGGACGCGGTTCCAATCGGGTTTGGTCACGAAGCCGTACAGGCGTTCGGTCAAGTTGCTGATGATTTCGCGCTGGCGCTGCGCCGCCGGGATGTCCTCCGGGTCCAGCAGCATCCACAGCTCGCCCAGCAGCACGTACACGTGGTGCTCGCTGGGGTTGGTCTTGCGCGCCAGCAGCATCGCCGGCTCTTTCTTGCGCGCTGGCAGGTCCACGTCGGTGATCCAGACGGTCAGATCGCCCTTGCTGCCCACGTAGGTAGTGCGCTTGGTGTCCAGCCGGAGCTGGACCAGGGTGGGCATCACGTCGGCCTCGATGACCTGGACGCGCTTGTTGGTGCGGCGGTCCTGCAGCACGTGCAGGGTGGGCATCGGTAGCGTCGGGGTGGGGGTACTCACGCGGATCTCCAAGACCCGCGGCTGCGGCGTTCCCGGCGGCGGCCGCGCGGGTCGGCCTCGTTGCTGCTGGGGGTGGTCCGGACGGCGCGCTGGCGTGGCGCGTAGCCCTGGGCGAACTGGCGAAAGGCGTCGGCGTAGTTGCTTTCCGGGCCGTGGAATGGGGTGTCGGTGAACACCTGCTGGCGCTCGTTCCATTCCCAGCGGTAGGCATCGAGCGCGGCGATCAGGTCGGCGCACTCGTCCACGTCGAAGAAGCAGTTGGCGAATGCCGGGCGGCATTGGCCGGTAATGGCGGTGTAGACGCTGGGGGTGCGCGGCACGATCACGAAGCGCTGCCCCTTCCAGAGCTTGCGCAGCAGGTCGATGTCGCTCAGGCCGGTCTGCTCGCTGACGTGCTCGGCGTCATGCGGCAGGTAGTGGGTGCCGTAGACGATGCCCTTCTCGGCCTGCCAGGCCTGCAGGTAGGCCACCCGGTCCTCCAGCTTCAAGCCGGATTGCTCGTGGCCGTGCAGAAAGCGGTTCTCCAGCGCGGCGTACTGGTGGAACAGCACCGCATTGGCGTCGTTCCAGCCCATGTCCCAGAAGGTGTTGACCGGCACCTCCGTGAGCACCGGCAGGCGCTTGATGCGGCCCTGCGCGCGCGCGGCCTGCATTTCGCGCACGTAGATCGCGCCCTGCACGCGGTTGCCGGTCCAGCGGCCCAGCAGCAGGTTTTCGCGCTCTTCCGGCGGCATCTGCAACAGCCGCTCGCGGTAGCCCGAACCGATCAGGTGCGGGTTGTCGGAGAGCTTGGCCGGGATGAAGCGGCGGACAATCTCCCGCGTTTCGTACTCGGCGATCAGATTGCCGTCGTCGTCGTTGGCGGCGACTTCGAACTCCACCGCCAGGCGTTGGACGGTGGCCACGCCCTCGATGCCGATGGCGAAGCGCTCCATCACCCACTTCTGCCCCGGGCCGTCGGGGTTGGTGGTGGCGCGCACGTAGCACGGCAGGGTCTTGTCGGTGGTGCGGCAACGGCTGAACAGGTACTCGTAGCACTTCGCCGTGGCCCACAGGGTCAGCTCGTCGAAGCCGATGTAATTCCACGCGCGGCCGCGGTACTTGAAGCGGTCGCGGTCGTTCTGCAGGTAGGCGAATTCGACCTTCGCGCCGGACGGGAACGTCCACACGTGGGTCTGCTGGTTGTACGACGCGCCCGGGGCGATCGCCTTATACAGCTCCAGCGAGCGGTCGATCAGGTCCTTTAGATCGGGGAACGTCTTGCGGAAGATGACCGCGCGGTGGTTCTTGTTGTGGATGGCGCCGTGTTGCAGGCACAGCGCGTCGATCAGCAGCGCATCGGACTTGCCGCCACCGGCCGCGCCGCCGTAGAGCACCTCGAAGTCGTCGCACGCCAGCAGCTCGCACTGCTTGGCCGACGGCTCCCAGGTGATGGGGCGGTCGCGCAACGCCGGGTTGAGCGCAAACGCCTGCGGGCGCAGCACCGGCTTGTGGACGACGGATTCCCTCATGGCGACGGCACGCTGCCCTTGGCCGGAATGCGCACCGCCGTGCCCTCGATCGCGGGCGTGGTTTCCGGGCTCTGTGTGGTTTTCATCGGCACCAGCACGATGCCCAGCACCGCGCCGTCGGCCCCAGCCCCACCGGCCTTGAACGGGTTGATGTGGAAGCGCTCGGGCCGCTTATACCGGCGGTAGTTGGCGCGGGCCTCCATCTGCACCTTGGCCGCGGCGGCGCCGTCGCGGTCAAAGGCCTTGTCGGCCTTCTCCACTTCCTCGTCGGCCATCATGTCGATGCCGATGTCCACCGCCTCGTCCAGGCGCGCGCCGAACGCGGCGTGCCGGCGCTTCCACTGGTAGACCGTGTTGCCCTTGAGCCCGAGCCCTTCGGCCGCCTGCTTCACCGTCTGCCCGTTCTCGATCGCGTCAAACAGCTTCTCGGCGGTCGCGTCCGGTAACTCGCTCGGCCAGGTTAGTGTCTTGC